ATAATGCCCTCTACCTTCTCAGTAAGCTTGGTCAGGTCAGCCTGTTTTGCACAGTCAGCAGCTACTTTTTCAGCCAGAGATTTCAGGTGAGACAGTTGCAGAAGTTTGTTTACATCATAAGCCATTGTTCATTTCTCCTTTGTTTTGTTGTCTGTTTTGGTTTATTTCTTATACTACAGTGTTTGTGGGAATACCTCATTTAGCATTTCTTCCACTTCACCATCAGTAGCAATTTGGTCTTGTGGGATGCTTCCAGCACCCTCGTCATCGTCAAGTCTCTCAATCTTGCCTCCAATTAAAGCATAGATTTCAAACTTCTGACTGTCAGGGTTTTTGTAAAGGTACAGTGAATTTTCCTTTGCTGTTTCTGGAGTTGGAATAGTATCAGATGTCTGTAGACTTGACAAATTCTCCGAAGCAATCTTGTCTGTGATTGCCTGATTCATCACCTCAGTCTGTGGATACTTTGCCAGCTCCAATTTGATTCTTTCAGCCTGCATCTGTAACTGTGCAAGCGTTACAAGTTTTTGCTGTGCAGTTGGCATTGCTTTTCCTCCTTTCTACATAGTTTCTTTATTTCCAAACACTCCATCCAACATAGACAGAATGTCTTGGTCAGTAGCAACTTCTCCGACTACAGGAGGTGTATCACCAAACACACCGTCCAGCATGGTATCTACATCTTGATTGGTGGCAACCTGATCATCCGGCACAGATTCCTCTTCCTCGCCGAACACATCCTCCAGCATATCCCCGACCTCGCTGTCCTCCGCAGCATCGCCACTGCTTTTTGCAAGCACTTCGTTGAGCGCGGACACCAGGCTGCTTTTGTCCGACGTTTGGAGCTTTTTCAAATCACCGATGGCGCTGAGCAGCTGCTGGTAGGAATCTGGTGAGGGAGCCCGACCGCCAGGGCAGTCATCGACTCCCTGCCGGATCGTTCCGGCGCGTACCCAGATGGTCGGCAACACGATGTCTTTTCCCTGGACACCATACACACCAATCTCCAGTACTTCGCCTGGGGACTGCAGTACCTCCCAAGGGATGACGCATTCGCCACTTTCGTCCAACATCACGCCAATCTGGATGTCCCCACAGCGGAACACCGCCTGCTTCATGAGGGACTGCCAGATCGGATGCACGAACTCAAAGCAGGCGCCATACGCCTGCACAGAGCCGCTGGTGATCACCTCCGATTTGCGCAGGATTGCATCCGCCTTGCGGACCTCAATCTGGAACATCAGACGCACCTTCTTTCCATTTTCTTACACACTCTTGCCCTCACCTCATTTCAAAAATTGCATCAAAAAAGGCAGCTGACTTTTTGTCAACTGCCCTTTAAAGGAAGAACCTACTGAATATTGAGTTGCTCTTTGAACCTATTGAAGGACTTGCGTATCAATCTCCTAGACAATCTCTGTCCCCAGCACCTTGAGATAAGCAATGACCGGTGCCCACTTGGATGGCGGGATTACTTGCCCGGGAGAGAAAAGGTTCCTCCAGTCGTGCTCTGGCATGCTGTCCAGGCCATACACATCCTCAAGGACCTGCTGTGCTGTACGAAGCAAGACACTGCCTTTTGGCTGTGGAATGGGAGACAGCGCGTCTGGCGCCGCTTTCCCTCTCCGCGTATACTCGCCGTCGATGGCTGCTTTGAGCTGCGTGTAGTCACTGGCCCGCACCGGCTGGCCGACGGCAATATTTTGACCGAGATTGGCAATCAGTTCTGCCTGCGCTTCGGCTGTGCAGGCGGTGTTGCATTGACCGGTGCAGCTGCCAACACAGGAGCCTGTGCAACTTCCTGAACAGCTGGTACAGCTTCCGGTGCAGCTGCCCGTGCAACCACTGCAGCTACCCGAACAGGTTCCTGAGCATCCGGAACAGCCGCTGCAGGTACCTCTGCATCCGGAACAGGTTCTGCTGCAATCTGCCGAGCAGGTCTCTGCGCAGGTGCGGGAACAGTTTTGCGTACAATAGGTTGTGCAGGCCATTATCCATTCGCCCCTTCTTTCCCTCTGGCAAAAGGACCTTCCTTTTCTGCATATTCATGCGAAAAGACTATTTTGTTAGTCGGGGGGGGGGGCGCACATCTTACGCAACTGCATATTGATACCTCCATTTTTTTACTTATTCATTTTTGGAAAGCCTTGCCCTTCTATCGATTCTTCACCCAAATGGAGATGCCTGGCACGCGATAAAAACAGGATATTTTCATCCCTTTTCCTTTGTTTTGGCGTGGAATCATCGGAAGAGGGCAGGCCCAAAATTTGAATGAATATACATTTATTCCTGACTTGCTTCTTCCTCCAGCTTCTCAATATACTGCGCCAGCAGGGCGTTATCACCGGCGTTGACAACAATCAAGGTAAGCGTTCTCCAAAAAACGCCTTCCATCAATGTTTTGCCATACGTGCGTCCGATGATACGCTGAATCAGCGGTATTTTTTCTTCCGCCAGCATGTCGCTGCTGCGAAATCCGGTTACCTCCGCAAAATCATCGACATAGTTGCTGTCGAGGTAGCCGATCGACTTTAAGGTCGCAACAATATTCTCGATATTCTCACTGGACCTCTGGTCAAGCATCGAGAGCAACTGCATGACGATACTCTCCTGGTCTTGATCGGAAAAAGTTTTGATCTCCTCGCATTCAGAAACGCAATCTCCGCCGGTGTTTAGTTTCAGAATCAGGTTCGAAAAAGTCAGCATATACGAAAAATCAGTATCCATAAAGAATCCTCCTTATACAATTTCTGCCGCTAATGTTTTCAGATATGCGATGGACGGTGCCCACTTCGACGGCGGAACCACCGTGCCGGACGAAAAGCTGTCTCTCCAATCATGCTCCGGCAATCCATCGAGGGCATATAAATCTTCCAGAACTTTTCTGGCCGTACTCAAAAGCACCTTCCCTTTTGGCTGTGGAGGCACCGGGAATGAAGTGGGTGTGCCTTTGCCTCGGCGGGTATATTCCCGATCAATAGCCGCTTTGAGTTGGGTATAATCACTGGCTTTAATGGGGTTTCCTACGGCAATATTCAACCCAAGGTTTGCTATTTCCTCTGCCTGCGCTTCGGCCGTACAAGCGGTGTTGCACTGTCCTGTGCAGGTGCCAATACAAGTGCCGGTGCAGGTATTGCTGCAACTGGTACAACTGCCCTGACAACTTCCAGAACAGCCACTGCAGGACCCCGAGCAGGTACCAGAACAGCTGCTGCACCCGCTGCATCCTTTGCAGCTGCCTCTGCAGGTACCAGAACAGCCCTTGCAATCGCCAGAACAATCTCCCCTACATCCCCTGCAATCGCCAGAACAGCTACCGTCACAGTCTCCAGAACAACCTCCGGAACAGCTGGTACAGCCGCTTAAACAGCTGGTACAAAGACAGGCTGGTGAAACCGTTTTATCTACACTCATTCACCTGTCACCTCCTCCGCATAGACGCCTGCAACAGCGACCCATTCCGTACCGTTGTGGAATTTCATCAGTCCATTTGGCTGAATCCATAGGACATTTATCTTTTCCGGTTCGGTTTCGCTGACCACATAGCCACCTCCCCCACCCGAACTGAGCACAATGGGCCGGCCATAAATGACACTCATCTGTATTCCTCCTTACTGCAATATTCTTACCTGGACAGTAACGTCTGACTGCGGCTGTTCTCCCTCCGCATAGACGACGACGGTACCATCCTGGTTTTCAAGCCAAATTTCCAGTACATCCTGATCCCGCAGCAGCCGCCTGGTCGCAAGGTCAGCGTACAGGTCAAGGGCTGTTTTGTCCGCCTCTACCAGCGCCGTGATGTCCTCCTGTGTCACCGTTTGGCAGTACAGAGCTTCGGTCGATTCGTCCGCTGCCCAGTTGGCTGCTGGCAGGGTGAGCGACCGGTAGGCGATTTCATAGTCCTTGCCAGGATCTCCCTTCTCACCCTTAATACCGCCGACCAGTTTAAACCAGGTAGCAGTGTCGGAGAGGGACACTCCTGTGTTTTCTTTGAGTGCAATGTAGGCAGCTGTCGCTTGCTGGTTTTCGGTCACAACATCAAGCGGCTGATAGGTTTCACTGGCCGAGTAGACCCCACGCGGCACCAGCTGTGCGCGGCTATCTGTCCGCTCATAGGCTCCTGTGGCAGGGTTATAGACCTCCCACCAGTTATCCTCCCCGATGCGGGGATAGTGCTTGATGGCCTCCTCTGCCGCCGCCTGCGCTTTCTGGGCCGCTGTTTCGCTTGCTTTGGCGTTAGTTTCTGCCGTCTGAGCAGCAGTTTTCGCTTCCTCTGCTGCTGTCGCGGAAGCGCTGGCTGCTGTCGCCCGTTCGCCCGCCGTTTTGGCCGATTCTGTCGAAGCTGCTGCACTGCCCGCTGCGTTTTGTGCCGCGGTCTCAGCCAATTCTTTCAGCTGGGCGGTCTCATTTTTCCACTTCTCGACATCTTTGGCGTAGGTGCTGACGGTGTTGATGGCCGCCGTGGCGGTATCCGCGCTGGACTTTGCGCTCTGCGCGCTGGATGCAGCCTGTTTTGCTGCTTCCAGCGTTCCCTCGTACCGCTCCTTGATAACGTTGGACTCTGTTGCAATGCTTTGCTGGATTTCCTCGGCC